TTGTTTGAGGTTTTAAAGGCAGGCAATCCTATACCCGATACCATTCCGACACGCTACAGGGGCTATGCAGAGGGCTTAAAGAGCTGGTGGGATACCGTAAAACCCGATGTGCTGAGTATTGAGAAGGAAGTTTACTCAAAAAAGTACGGTTACGCAGGCTCTTGTGACCTCATATGCCGGATTAATGGCATTGTTTATCTAGTGGATCTCAAAACATCTAAAGCGGTGTACCCAGAGTATCCCCTTCAGGTTGAAGCGTACAAACAGGCACTTAAAGAAATGGGTGTGGAGATCGAGAAGACAGCCATATTGTTAGTTAAAGATGACGGTTCTTATATCTTTAGTGAAGTACATGGAGATTTTAAAGCATTTCTGCACGCCCAAGCATTATGGCAGTGGCAGAATAACAAAGGAGGTAACTAATGGCTAAGTATTATAGGCGTGGAGATTACATTATCAACTTGGATAATGTTCTTTATGTAAAAAAAGATGGCGAATGTTTACATTTCAGCAACGGACATGAAGAAATATTCTTTCAAGCCGATACCCAATCGGAAGTAAACATGGAATTTAACGAAGTTGAAAAACTTTTCAAGGGAGGTAACTGATGAGTTGGGGTGAATTGATGGGAACAAAAAAGGGAGATAAACAGAATAAATATATTTATCTCCCAAAAGTAGGTGGTGAACCAGTAATACTACACATAATTGATACCGAGATTGAAACTCCCGACACCGCACCGAACACAAAGTTTGACCAATGGATAGTAAACAAAACCAAAGACCCAGAAACAGGTAGGACAGTTATTAAAGAGTTTAGGGTTGCATTCAAACTGGCTAACGGCCAGCAAGTAACCTGCACCGCCAAAGGTGTGCTGGTAGGCATGGACATATTGGGCTATACCAGAGAGCGGATACAGCAGAAAGGTGGGGTAAAGGTTAAGATCTCACACCCTGGTAGGAAAGTAAACCCTGAACGCCCTTGGATAGTTGAACCAGTAACCTCCCCTGCCCCACCAAAAGAGGAAGCAGAGATTAAAGAAGCACCGCCTCTACAGACCAGCCAGCCAAAGAGCGAAACGCCGGGGCAGCAGCCTACAATATTAGAGAAACAACCGGCGACTAAAGAAGAAATATTTGAAGACGCAGCACCTTATACGGAGGAAGGATATGTTGAAGATACAGGTTCTTGGTGACTTTATCTTACTCAAAATGGATTCGGAATATGACCAAACAGAAGGCGGCATCTACTACACACCTAGTTCCGAACGTAAGAAACAACGTACCGGAACAATAGTTAGTGTCGGTCAGCAAGTACCTACTTACCTCACCCCAGGCATGAGAGTGCCACTTGAACCTAGCACTACCAGAACCAACGGTATCAAAAGAGTAATTAAAGCCAGCGATAATCACACATACTTGCTCGTCCGAGAGTGGGCGATTACACATTGCGAAATAACAGATGACGTTGAACCGGGAAACACTACTGATAATATGGATGCTGCACAAAAGGTTGGGTTGGACAACAAAACGAATATGTAAATGTTTCGGAATACAAAACAGGTCAGCGGTATACAGAAAACTAAAAAAACTGGACGCTAAAATAACAGATAACGAGAAACTAAGACAGCTGCTGACCCCCCATAAGCGTGTGAACGTCCTTAATAGAGCCATCCAAACTGGCCTTGCCAAAGGCTATATGGAGTGGTTACTCAAAAACCCTAAACGCAGGCATGGAAGGTGGATTAAGAGATGAGAGAGATAAAATTCAGAGTGTGGGATAAACAAGAACAAAAGATAAAACATGCTGGTTTTGATATAGACCCAGAAGGCAACATTTGGTGCAACCATTGGAACTTAAGTGGCTTTTATATCCTCATGCAATACACCGGATTGAAAGACAAGAACGGGAAAGAGATTTATGAGGGGGATATAATTGTTTTGGGAGAAGAAACATACGACTTATATTACAAACAAAGTGATAAAGTTATTGTAGAGTGGGATAAAAAGGTTACTGGGTTTAGACCTTTCCAGAGTTGGCACTCTGACTACGAACCTATTGAAGATATTGAAGTCATAGGCAACATTTACGAACACCCTGAGTTGTTAAAGGAAGAAAAATGAAATTCGGGCAATTAATGGACAAAATTGAACGCAACGTAATGCAAATCCTCGTTGATTATCCTGAAGCGAGAGGCAACGACATGTTCCTAGAACAAAAATATAGACAGAAACATGAAGGGCTAGAAATAACGGATGAACAAATTCACTTCCGTGTTACTCATTGGGTGAAATCAGAATCCATTAGACGTTCCAGACAAAAAATCCAGGAACGCAAACTGCTACTGCCTTCAGAGGAGGTGCAAAGACACAGGGCAGAACAACAGGAGTTATTTAAAAACCGATATAAAAAAAACCAAAACGGTAAAGGAGGAGACAATGAAAAAAACTAAGGAAAAGAAACCCGTAAGCATACTTGCATCAAAATACGTTGTAGTTAATGTTCCGATACGAGGGGTAACACCATTAATAGTACATGCTGTATCCGCAGCAGCTTTAGAAAAAATAAGAATCAAACAAGTTAAAGAAGGAACGAAGGTAAGAGGAATAAGAGATTTTGATGCTGAATATGAATCCTGCTTTCATTATGTGCCGGGAACAAAGAAATATGGGTTTCCTGGTGTTGGCTTTAAGAAAGGAGCGGTGGAAGTTGCAACATTCTTTCCTAATATTACGAAAAAGTCGGTACTTAGTGGTATGCAAGTATTAAATGACATGGCAGAACTCAAATATAAAGAGATTATTAGAAGACAAGATGGCGTTTACCTTAATGGTCGTGGTGGACGAGTATTAGATATAAGAGTTAGGCCAATGTTTACAGAATGGTCAACAACCTTAATCGTAAAATACGATGAAGCTATTTTATCACTAGAACAGATATTCAAACTAATTGATAAAGCTGGCTTTGCTATGGGCGTGGGTGATTGGCGTCCTCAAAAGAGTGGGAATTTCGGGATGTATGAAGTAGTAAAGAAATAAAGAAACTGAGGCGTGGTTAGGCATGTCTAGGTTGGGTGGGAAGTGGTATTGGCAGAGCATGGTCCGGTTAGGCATGGTTCATATTGGTTAGGTGCGTTACGGCCAGGCTTGGCACGGAATGGTGCGTTGAGGTACGGTATGGTCGGGTAGGATTGGGTAAGGTAAGGGTAACTAAAATATACAGGCATCCTTTGAAACCAAAAAAATACGCTATAACGAGGAGGGGTCGGGAATGGTATGTTGATGTGGGGTAATGTCCGGTATGGTTTGGTGCGATCCGTTAAGGTGAGTTGTGGTGAGGTACTTAAAGGAATGTAACGGTGTTTTGGATTAAGGTACGGTAGGGTATGGATAATTAACAAAGGAGGGTTATGTGAAAAAGTATGTTCCTAGAAAGAATTACAGTATATCGCAAGAAGATGCTCAAGTTTTAGGACAAGAAATAGAGAGGTTACTAGCGAAGAACAACCACAAAATAACTCCAGAAGAGATTGTCAAAAATGCAGCAATGAAAAGATCCCCGATTCATCACCTGTTTGAATGGAACAACGATGTTGCTGCACATAAATATAGAATGAGCCAAGCAAGATATTACATTAGATCAGTAGAAGTAGTCGTTATCAAAGATGGCAATGAGGAAAAACACATAGAAGCATTTTTTAGCGTAACTCCAGCAGAAAGCAACGAGAGCTGTTATGTATCAATAGACAATGTACTTTCAGATAAGGAATACCATAAACAGATTTTACAAAATGCTATGAGAGAGGTAAGAGAATGGAAAACTAGATACAACAACTATCAGGAATTGTCAAAGATCTATATGGCTATTGACAATACAGAGAAGGTATTAGTTTAAAGGAGTAGTTATGCCCTATAGACAAATTCATTGGATTAAACTGGAAAAGCGATTACTAAATGACCCAAGATTTTTTTTAATGAGCCAAACAGCGCAGCTATATTACATCAAATTAATGCTGTTATGTGCGGAATATATGAACAAAGTACCTCGAAAGTATCCCGTTCTTATCCAGCTTTTACGAGCAAACGAAACTGAAAGTGAATTAGAGGCAATTTTTTCTGAAATTAGAGCCAATTTTCCTAAAGTGTTGGCACACAGAGACTATTACTACATTAAAGGGTTCAAGAAACTACACAATTGGGTACTCCCGGGGAACTCCCAAGGAACTCCCAAGGAGCTTGCAGATAAAGAAGAAGATAAGAAGAAGATAAGATCTAAATACATTACGCTAAAAGCGTATGACTGGCAGGACTTAGGACAACCATTTTATAAAAGAACAGGACTCCGTATGAACCAACTTCTTGTCTTAGCAAAAGGTGATACCAACCTAATTCTTTCTTGTTTGGATTGGATGTCCCGGCGGCGGCACGAATGGACGTTGGAAACCTGTATCAAGATGTGGCCTGACTTTATGAAAACCCAGCGGAAGCCGCCCCCCCGAAAAACAGAGGCCGAACTAGATGCTGAGTTTAGAGAGAAATGTTTGGAGGTAGATGAATGAGCTTATTACACACCGCTAACAATCCCCTACTCCACGATCTGCGTGCTTACGAACGAGAACAGATTGGGTTAGACGACCTGCTTACCAAATGCTACCGCTGGGCGATAGAGAACTTGCACCAGTACAAAGCCTACAAACTAAAGTACCTGGATAAAGCGTACTCAAAGAAGATACTCTGGTATCACGCTGATAACTACGGTACTTACCGCTGGCTGCGTGAGATTGAGAGTGCCTCTAACCAGGACAAGTTACTGATTACGGAAGAGGAAAGTAGCCAACTGGTGCGGAACCTGAGCGAGTTTTACACTCAGGTGAAGAAGGTAGAGGCTTGGTTAAGGGAACTTACCCCAGTAAAAGGCAAGCGGAAAGAGCAGGAAACCCCACTGGTAAACGTGCGGGATGTTATCCTTGAGGAGGGGTGATGGAAAATTCTATTACGATTGTAGGAACTGATACAGGTTTTGTTTCAAATTCAGAAGGAAAGCTGAAAAAGTGTTTTATTTCTAGTATTAATACTAAATACGAATTACACGAAAATTATTGCAATATTATTAATTTGATACAAGCTCGTTCAAAAGACAAATTAACCTATAATGATTGGGTAAAGATGGAAAATGGAATTGTAAAACGAATAAATGATCCAAAAGAATTAGCTCGTTTATCTAAAAAAGATGTATATTCTTTCATAGGATATATTACAAATGGTTAATTGAGGAGGGGTGAAATGAGTGAAACAAATGTAGAAAAAGTGGTGGAAAGGAGGCTATTATGCGTAAAAAGTTGTGTAGCGTAAAAGGTTGTAAAAAGGAAAAGAAATATAAAAATCTGTGCATAAGTCATTACCAAAAAGATTGGTATCGGAAGAAGAAAAATAAGAAACTGTCGGGAGTTATCCCCGTAACTGGTACAAAAGAAATTTGGGCTGGCGACCCTGTTTATAGCGGGGTAACTGTTGGTGCGCAACACCTAGAACCTAAGTCTGAACAATTAGTAATAGTAACTGCTATGAACCGCAGACGCTATTTAGAATTAGTTAAAATTGCAATAGATGGCTGTAAGTGGTTAGAAAATAAAGGGGTGCGGGATGAGGAACTTTGTGGATTTAACAGAATATTCAAGGAATTGTGGCGGTTGAAGGGGGAAGAATGATCGCTAACGACTATGTGTTTCTAGTCAGTTCTATATTAACTATTATAGCTATATTAGTTAGAAAGGAAATATTATGTTGAAAATTAAAGAAAATAATGAATCTCAATTAGCTTTATTTAAGATAAATTTATTAAATGAGCGCTGAAGAGGGCTAAAATGGGATGAATGAAAATTTTTTACAACGAGTATTATGTTTTAAATGGGAGTGTTTAATGAGAACAAGAGATAAAAACAAGGATTATATGAACAAGTATCGTTATGGTAAAGAGCTAAAGAAACGAATAAAAACTAAAGAGAAGTGCTTTTATTGTGAGAATCCAGTACAAACGCTGCACCATATAGACCAAAACCACAACAACAACCAAGCACGAAATTTATTGGGTATTTGCCGTAAATGCCATCTGAGCATAGATCACTTGATTGATACCGATTCTACGTTTTCTCAGCAAAAAAGTATTAGACCCCACAGAATGCCCTTAAAACGCACAGAAAGGCCCCTTACAAGTGTTACAGCCCCTTTTTCATGCACAGATACCCTAAAAAACCGTAACACACCTGTAACACTTAACTCAACTATCTATCACCCAAGGACTAAGGTAACGATTATACTGGAACATGCAACAAAGCGTACACAAGAGTTATTTAAAGCGTGGGGATACAGGCCATATAACGTACAAAAACAAATTAAGAGGAAAACTGCAATTCGATTACCAGAAACACCAACAGATAAAAGTTGGATTAAAAAAGTATATGGGGGTGGCAATTAAAAATGACCGAACGCCAAGGTGACATTATCATACTGCTACTTTTCGTTGTACTGGGTCAAACAAACCCCTGGATGTGGGGTAAGGTAATAAATCTGGTAATAGCTGGGTTGATATTGGTTGCAATGTTAACAGAACGGTTCTTTAAGAGATAAAAGCACAGATGGCTGTGGCATTTTAATGCCATGGTAAGGACGCCCGTTGCGAGGGTAAATTGCGGTGGTGCAATCTGGACGCATACAGTCGGAGCAGAGTGGGGAATCCTGCCAGCCGCTGTGCGGTAAGGAGGGTGATGAAAATAGGTGAATTTAATAAACTGACAATAAAAAAGAATAAAACTTTGGTAACTGAAAAAATTAATATTGGAAATACAGATGGTGTATTAAAAATTGCTATAACTATTCCATCAAAATATAAAGATATAGCATTAAATATTAATTATGAATTGGGGGTAAGAAAAGAAATATGGCTTAAAACAATTGATATTCAGCCAGTTAATATTTCTAGTATCTACAATTGTTTTGAATTAGCTTTACCACCTATTGAATTTATTAGATTTTTAATTGAAAATAAAGGGAAAAAATTGACAATATGGAAATTTGAGTTATATGACTATCAAAAAGAAAAGTCTGCGGCATTTAAAGATAATTACCCAACAGATTTTCCTAAAAGTCCATTAAGTAAATTATTAGTAAAAATCAACAAGGAGCGTGCGGAATGAAGAAGCCAATTAAAAAGGAATGTCCATTAGGAGGTCAGAATGAAACTAACAACAGCACTATTGATTACAATTTGGATTGCGGTAACAATAAACACATTCATGCTAGTAACCATTATCCAGAAACTTGAAACCATAAAAGTATGGGATGAGCCAGAGGAGTCTGTTGTGGATTGGTCACATAAAACTGTTACTGACCCTGCACTTGATATGTATTTACCGTATACAAAACCCGCAATGGAAGAAAAAAACCAAACAATATGGATACATAAGCCAAGTAAGGAGCGTACTCCATGAAGAAGCGGAAAGAATGTAAATGGTTAATTTATAAGCCGGAGAATCCTGCATATTTTCATACTAGTTGTGGTGATATGTTTGTGCTTGCAGGTACAAGCCTTGAACAACAAGGATTTAAGTATTGCATGTATTGTGGGAAAAAAATATCTACATATTTTAATAAGATAAAGGAGCGTACACCATGAAGAAGCCGGAAAAGAAAGCGTTAAGTGAATTTAACCATTGTTGTGAAGCTGATACTTGTGTTGAGTGCATAAAGGATGGCTACAACCAAGCCTGTGATGCTTTTGAAGCATGGGTAATAGAAGGCAATCTACATTGTAAGGATTGTTGTTGTACTCAAGCATGGAAAGCATTGGGAATTAAAGAATATACAGGGAAATCAATACCAGAGCATATAGAGGAATTACGCAAACAAGTAACCCAGTTGCCGAGCAAAAAAGAAATTAGCGATATAGCTTACAAGTATAATTTTAGTTTTGGTATGGGAAGAGATGCGTGCGATTTAATAGCAAAAGCAATCTCAGAAAGGCTGGGGAGAGAAAAATGATAGCATGTTTTTGTTGTAAATATTGCTACGATTATTATTGGACAAAACGAAAAGATAGCAATGACCATAAACAGATTAAGTTTATAGCAACATCGAAAAATAGTGTCTGCGATAAAATTAAAACACACCCAAAGTGGTGTCCTATACCTAAGATGATTAAGGAGCTGTGAAGGAGGGGAGCATGAAAAAGTTTAAAGGATTAATGACATCTTTGACTTGTGAATATGCAACCCCTCAATGGTTGTATGATGAGTTAAATAAAGAATTTAATTTTCTTTTAGATGTATGTGCTAATAAAGATAATGCTAAATGCTATAAATTTTATACAGAAAAAGATGATGCGTTAAATCAATCTTGGGTAAAGCCATGTTGGATGAACCCACCTTATGGGAGAGAGATAAGAAAGTGGGTAAAAAAAGCATGGGAAGAAAGTTGGTATGTATGTTCAGGGGGTAGAGTTGTTTGCTTATTACCGGCTCGTACAGATACTAAATGGTGGCATGATTATGTTATGAAAGCGGACGAAATAAGATTTATCAAAGGTAGATTAAAGTTTAATGATAGTAAAAATTCTGCTCCTTTTCCGAGTTGCATAGTTATATTTGGGAGGAAACAATGACCAGAGAATACCCATTTTATCCAGATGAAGTGTGTGACATTTGTGGGGTTAGAGGCTGTTACGACATTATGGGGGATCTATATTGCCCGGATTGTATTGTAAGGATTTCTTACAAGGCAATGAAAGAAAATCCAACAGGAGAAAAAGAATGAGTACATGCCATAGATGCCACCGTTACTTTAGAGTCCCAGAAGGTGAGGAAGGGGATCACGGGTGTCCGTACTGTAACTTAATGCCCGAAGACACATACATGAGAGAGTCGTACCCTGCTTGGACAGATGAGGAGGAAGAAAATGATTGAAAAACTACTCTCTACAGCTATGGTTATCCTAGTAACAATAGGCTCGTTCGTTATGCTAGTGTCCTTGCTCTTGGTCTTACTCGGAATAGTTGATTGGATAAACCGGAAGAGGGAACGATGATCTCAAAAGGTATTTTACGCAAACGCCTCACACATTTGGAACAAAAAATGAGCATCTATTGGGGGAAACAAGAGGAGTTATACAGGTTCTACGCAGCGCAACGAATAGAGATACTGTACCTAATCATGCTGGAGGAAGATAATGTACTTTGAACACCCAAAAGCACGAATACTTAGGCGTAAACTCAGGGACGTGTTAGAGGATGTATTTGAAAAAGGTTTCGCCGTTGCTCTAGCGGACAGCGACGATCCAAACCCACACCGTAACTTAGCGGTGGGTAATGCAATTAACGAGATAATTAGACGATTGGAGGCTAAATGAATCCACGGGAACAGTTACAAGATTTGCTCTACAAGTATGGGTATAGCAACCTTCGTATGGAGGACGCACAGCAAAAGATTGAGGATTTAATTACTGATGAAAAGTTTATTGAAGAATATATAAAACTAATTGTTTCGGAAGAGATTTCATGAAGAGGAATAAATATAACGCAATTAAAACCATGTATAACGGGGTGCTGTATGATAGTCGCAAGGAAAGTAGGAGGGCAGCTGAGTTCGACCTTCTCCGAAGAGCGGAAGATCCCAAAGAACGGGTGATCTTTGTTGCTCGACAAGTGCCTTTTAAATTCGCTTATGGAGGAAAATATTTCGCTGATTTTCTTGTATGTTATGCGTCTGGGCCAGAAGGTATACCTACTTGGAAACTCTACGACGTTAAAGGTGGGAATGCTACTAAAACCCAGGCCTATAGGATCAAACGTAAACTTTTAAAGTTGGAGTATGGAATCGACCTGGAGGAGATATGAGAACGTGTGAACGGTGTGGAGAGATCATCTGCTCCCACAACCAGTATGAGTTAGAACGAAAAGAAGTGTGCGTAGAATGTTTCTACAAACAGGTGAAAGCATGGGATACCAAATTTAAAAAGGAGGAGGAAAATGAAAGTAATAATCGCAATAGTAAGTAGCGCCCTACTCTGCTCAGTCGCTCTGGCAGAAGAGGTTACAACACCAAGTCCATGTTCAATAGTTGAACAACAGCTGGTGGAAAAGGAACAGTATTTCGTGCAGTTACAGCAAGCATTGGAAACAACGAAACAGGAGATCCTCTACCTGAGAGGTAAGAGGGATGCGTACAAGGAATTAAACGAGACTAACTAGGGGTGCAATGCACCCAGGGGATTGAGCCACCACCTTCAAACCTATGAACAAAGGTCGGTAGCGGTTACCCAGGGAGGGGCAACCTGGGCTAGTTAGTGAAAGGAAATAAAATGTTAGAGAATGTGGTTATGATTATTGTTGTGTTACTAGCACTAATAGTTATAGCTGAAGGAAACTGATATGTGGTTTGTCCTTGGATTATTTGTAGGGTTCTACATAGGCTGGTTTGCAGCGCATGTGTTTATACACAGGAACCATTAAGGTAAGTCAGGGTCTTTTAACTTAGCAGCGATTACATCCTCGATATACACTGAGGTCATAAAGTACCCTGGCTCTGCTGTTGTCCGATACTCACCTGTAGCTGCTTTAATAGCCGTACCTGTAGCGATAGGGAAACAGCTGTTATCACGCAATACATAAACAACTGTCTTACCGCACCCACTACCTACGGTTAATGCGATTAAGGCTACGAGTAAGCTGGTCGCTATCTCCACTCTTAATCGCTTCCTTTCCTTCTTCATAAAGTTTCTTCCTTATTTGGCGTTTACGCAATATTCGTTCTCTAATAAACGCTATTATGTTACCTACCCAGCCGAATAATGTACGCAAAAATCCTAGCACTATCCCAATAGTAGATAGTATGCTCATATAACTGCTCCAATCTTAACGTTTCCAGTAACCCATGAAGCCAAGAGACGATCTCTCTTTATTTTTTTTTTGAAGTCCCAATAGTGAGAAGCTTATTAATAGCAGCAATAGCTTTCGCCCACATCTCATCGTCTTTCTTCGTAGGTGTCAGCTTAACGATACCGCTAATAACTATCTGTAATCCACCCCAGATAGCCAGTATTTCAACAATGTTACTCTTTAACCACGCTAACAAACTAGCCATAAGTTACCTCCTTTTCACTGTATTGTGCTTGGATGCCGCCTATATGTCCTGATACATTCTTTGTACGCAGGTTTAGTACAAACAGACCATTCACCGCCGTTTTCCCATGCGTACACAATAGCGATTGATATTTTGTTTGCGGTAAACCTGTCTATACACTTTTTGTAATGGGCTATTTTAGTAGCTTCATCCCTGTCACTACCAAACTCACCAATAATAATTTGCTTCCCCGGGTCAAGCTTCCTACATTGCGCTAAATTAGTATAGAACTTCTTATCACCGTAGGTATGGAAATTCCAATAATCTATTAACGGGACAATACCTAAATCAGCTAACCGTTGTCTGTAAGTTAAAGCACTTACGGATTTTAGATTCGTACCTTCTTTGTCTTTAGCACCACCAGCTAATCCTCCCAGAGTTACCTTGATATTAGGATCAACAATTTTCAATCTATTTCTGAACTCAGTAAAAATATTAAAGTATCTATCCGGGTCTAAATAGTTACTTGGATAGTCAGCCCACGGTGGCACCATTAAATTAGGCTCGTTCCAACATTCGTATATAACCCCGTCACTACGGAGGAACTTAGCATAGTGTTCAGCAACAACCGGCGTGTTCTCAGCATTGTTTCTATCGGCAATAAGTAACACTACCCAGACACCTCTGCTCCTATACCACCGGACTCTATTAACTGTTCGATTAAAGTTATCCAGAGTAGCACCTGCTAGCCTAACAAACTGTGGCTTTATTGTCTTAAACGCTTCTACATGGTTTTCATTTGTGGAAATCACATATCCTAGAAGAGGTGGGACTGTTCCGTCACCGTCTTCATTATCATCATCGTCACCGCAACGCAGGAAACCACGCATGTGAGTGCAACAAGCTTTCTTGAGAAGGTATTGACGCCGGCAATGGATCTTATGGATAGCTTCTTTCCAATTCATGTATCACCTCTTTCAGGCATTTGCTACATACCCAGTAAGTGCCAACCAACATTTCGGAAGGTTTCTTTAAATAATCACGTAGCTGTACTTCAATGTTTTCTTTTGTCCATTCACCGCAACGAGAACATAGTTTAGTATTCATATTTTAAAGGCGGAGGTGCAGGCTATAAAACCCCGTGTCTTAACAAACACGATCATCGTAGCCGGAGCTACATTGATGCCGTATCACCTATTTGATAGGCTATTATTTTATATGTTGGATTTGCCTACGTTCCTCCGCCAATAGCTTGGTATCCTGCTTGAGCAAAGAACTCATTTAAGAGCACTTGATAGTCACCCATATCGTTGCGTAACTTCTCCATATCACTGTTCACCCTCTCCATATCTTTACGCAAGATTGTACCCTCTATAGCAATGTTTTTCATTGTGTGTAAAAGATCGTTATCTATCATTTGAATAACTTTATAAGCCCATATATAACCGCTATCGTTCCAGGTACGCCCAGGGCAAGAGCAATCATTCTGTGTGTGTGTCCCTTAGCCTCTTTCATACACCCATTCTTCCTGTCCATTAACTTCTCTAACTGGGTACGTACAAACCCCCACTGTTCTGAGGATCGAGAATCGTGTGCGTCCCATCGTTCCGTCATCTGCGTCTCTAACCTAATTATGCGTGATATCGTCTGGTCGCTCATATGCCCTCATCATCTTCATTATAGTGCGTAACTCAGCCTGTATCTCCTTCATCTCAACTACGTCCTCTGATATCTGTTCGAGCTTACGGTCAATCTTATCTTCACGCCTAACCACACCACGATTAACACTCTCGTTAGTGTAGGCTGTATAAGCGTAAGAGCCTATGATTAAGGTAGTTACTAAGCCCCAAAGTATGTTTTTCATTGTGCTCCTATAAAAAGTGTAAAGTCCCTCTTGACTTTGTGTTGTCTTTATAATATACTTAACCCATGAAAACAAAAGAACAAGAAAAACGAGATCAATATAAATACAATCGAAAATTAAAACAAACTATCTTTAATCATTATGGTCATAAATGCCAATGTTGCAATGAAACTCGCTACGAATTCCTAGTAATAGATCATATTAATAAAGATAAAAAGATCCCTAGAAAATCTGGTAAAGTTTGGTATATCTGGATTATTAAAAATAAATTCCCCAATAATCTTAGGATTCTTTGTCATAACTGTAATATGGCTTTAGCTTTTTTTGGTTATTGCCCTCACGAAAAAGAAGCTTATGCTCTTTTAACTTAAACATTACATTCTCGTATAATCACGCTCGCTTGTTTTTCGCAAATATGCGAAGGAGGTAACTATGAAATGGAAACTTTTTCTCCAGATCGTTCTCCTTATTGTCGTTCTTACTCTATGTGCTCGCTTTATAACCAAAAAACGTTATCCTCGTTATGTCGGCTCGGCGCATCAAGAAAGCCCTGCGAAAACAACTAGAATCCGTTTACATCCTGTAGAAGAATCAGAATAAACCATTCAATAAATGGAGGTACACATGAATATGAGAGCAATTACTCACGTTGTATTGTTTGTTGTTTTTCATGGGTTTCTATTGCTTACCTTCATTGTTGCCGCAGACAATTTTCTTGAGTTAGTCAGTCAAGGGCCATTTGCAATTAAATACTTTGTAAAACTCATTCCTCTCTTGGCCATCGTTATCTTAGCAAAATACATCTATACTAAAATAACGCCATTAAACAAAAGCAAATTGTTTTTCCTCATGAATAAATGAGATCTTTAAGTTCCTTCGGGATAGAACTCTTCTTGTCTAGCCTCTTAAGATATTCAAATTTTTCTTCTGTTGTTTCACGCTTATTTAATTCATTTAATAGTTTTATTTGATATGCAGGATTCCTAGATTCAGATCTAGTCTTTGTTATTATCTTTCTTATATGTTTTTCTTTCTCTATATCATTTAATTCTTGGTAGCCAGGAAGACTAATTAATGATTCCAATCTCTTTTTCATAAGCTGCCCTTCTACCAAGGTCATTCTGTTTCTTTCTTCTGAAGACAATGGTAGACCTTTATACTTTTTCCCTATTTTTGTTGGGAAAATATCTAATCGCCTCAATTCTTCATCTACGCTACTTATTTCATCCTTTGATATTCTAAAAGGAATAGCTGGCGTTCTCCGTTCAACCTTCTCTCCAAACACATCCATCTTAGGCTCAACCGTTTCTGATAAGAATGGCAATCGTGCTTTAATGGTTTCAGGAACAGTGGTTGTTTCTCTAATGTAAGGATCTTTTAAGTTACCAATATAATTCAATAAGCCAGGAGTAAACATGCCTGAAATAATCTTTCTCCCCCAAGAAGCTCCATACATTTCAGGATTAGACATTGCTCTAACTAAGTTAGTGAGTCCTTGCAAATAGGTTTTATTAGTTAATGTCTTACTCAGTCCACTCAAAGAATCCATGACTTTTTCTGCTGGCATTTCCTTTTCAGAGTTAGAATATCTATCAATTAAATTCGCTACCATAGCAAAAGAACTGCCTATTGGTTCAATCCGTTCCAAAGGTATCCAATGATCAAAAAGCTTTATAGAATTTGGTTGTTTTCCCTCTCTGTAAAACATTTCCCTTTCCCCCTTGTTAGAAGGAATATCACCAGTAACATTGCCTCTAAAATATTGAAACCCAATCCAAGTAGCCGCAACTGAACTTGCACCTAAAAGCCCCACCCTCTGCGCTAGTTGTTCTTGTGTTGCTGCTTTACCAAGAAAAGCTGCACCAAGAATAGTTCTCTCTATTCCAGCATTAATAATATCGGCAGGAGTTTTAACAAAGGGAATAAGCCATCTTAACCCAGGAATGTTCTTGCGTAATTTAAGTAAAGATTTTGCTATCTTTCCTGGTTGATTTTGGAAAGTTCTATATAGTTGTTCAGTTTTAATTTTCCCTAATCCAGTTAATCCTTTTTCGCCAAACTTGCGTATGCCTACTCCTTTTCTATATGCTTGAGCAAACTTTTCCATTCGACCTATCATACCCTTGCCTATATCATCTTCTAGTTGCAGCAAGCTAGTAGGCAACAATTTCTTCCATCCCCTACGAGCGACCATTTCTTCAAACTTAGATCCAGCAACTTTAGGTACTTTACCCTTATGAAACAAACCCTTTATCATTGCTGGGATTTCACCAAAGAATACTTTTCGTTTTCCAGTTAAAGGAACCTTGCCTATACGTTTAACCCCTAACTTGCCTAAACCAGTTAATCCTAAATCTGCTACTGCTTGAGTAAATTTTTCTGGTATCTTCGCTAAAGCAAACAGGGCGTTACTTCCTGTATTAACCATGTGAGTTCTAGGATCGGAAAGGATACTATTTAACCAAACAAAATATGCGTTATCAATCATTGTAGGATTAAAGTCTTTAGACAATACTGTTTTCTTAAAGTCACTTAATCCCTTTATTAATGTTTTTTTAGCTTCTTTAGAAATTATAGGATCAGTTTTAATGTTTTTCATCTTAGCCAAGATCATCTCAGATATTACTCGTTGTTCTTTTATTGGAATTTTAAATTGCTCTAAAGCTCCACCAACTTCAAACGCTGCTCTGGAAATCTCTCTAGTTTGTTTGTGCGCCAAATAATCCTTCATTGACCTACCCAAATCACCTAAGTCTGTCATTAACAAATTACGTATAGCCTTATCTTCTCCCTGACGTACCTTTAATACTTCTGCCCTTAATTGACCTTCTGGCATTTGGAATAGCCGCTTTAAGACAGGTGTGTTTTCTAATCTACTTGCTAAACTTATAGTCTCTTTATGTGAAATAGATTTGTGTGCAGCTAAAGCAGGTTTTGCAGTAACTAATTCTTTTATTCCGTGCTGAACTTCTGGTTCATATTTCGTGAGATTAATATTCCCAATCTTAGGTAATTGTTCATCTGGAACAGGAACCTTTATTTTGGCAGCAATCTTCTCTTCTGGAACCACTGCCTGTATAGCAGGGGCAATGCCTTTTGCTGTAGGCGTAGGTTTTAATAACCCTGCTTCTCTCATTACTTCTCTGGCAGCACTAGCAGGGTGTAAAGGTACTTGCTCGGCTAATAGTCCTCTTGTAAACGTAGGAACAGTCTTAGCCAAGAATCTTCTTCCCCCAGGCGTGCTGGCTAACTTCCGCATTGCAGCCCCTCCTCCTTTAGTTAGGGCATACTCCCCTAGCCAAGTAGAAGGCTTAGTTGTTAAGCCAGCTGTTTCACCAGCCATTCTTGCAGCAAACATAGCAGGCCATGAGGTACTTTCTTCTAAGCCAAATCCACTTACTGCTATATCTCCAAAATCCCCTCCTCTAACCTTTTCTATTGTTTCTAAATCTTTAGGTGCACCAGCTAAAGCCCATTTAACCGCTTCCTCCCCTTCCCTGAAATAGTTCTTAGCAACAACCTTTTCTTCTGGGGTAAGCACCTGTTTCTTGCGAAACCTATTAAGGAAATCTAAGGGGGCTACATCTAAAACAGTACGGGCAATAGCCCCGCCTATAGATGCTTGCTTAGGGGCTGGTTGCTCAAAAAGATCAGGGATAACCATGGATTGTTGCGGAGGAGTTGCTTGATCGTACAAATTTGGAGAAACTAATGATTCTGGTTTAGCTGTAGTATCTTCATCAAATAAGTCAACTATAACATAATTATCTTTTGGCATAAATTATAACAACCTTTTTCTATTTAAAGCATCAATGATTTCATTTCTATCTTTCTTGTACGCATCCATGTTCTGTTGAATCATCCTTTCTTGTTCTGCTGTATAACCAGCTTTTAATTCTTTCTTTATTTCTTTTTCTGGCGTTTCCAATCCCCAAGCTTCTCTAACTGCTTGCTTCACAAGATCCTTCTCTTCTTTCTTTTGTTCTTTCTGTGTTATTTTTTCTGGCTTCATCCAGCTTGGCATATTCGCTGATTTCCCAGTAAGCTCCTTAATCTTATCCCTGTTTTCTTCCCATGCCCTCCTAGCTGCTCCCTTAAACTCTTCCATCTGATCAGCTGGATACTTACCCTGTGGTATAGCAGTTCTTCTAGCTTGGTACGCTTCCCGTAAATTCTCTATATCCTGCCAATAGGGTTGCGTAGCACCATACCTTGCTGTAGTTGCATCTCTCTTTCGTGCCAATGCTTCATTTGCTAAAGATTTAGATTGAAGATTCTCTATCTGCGCTTGCGTTTTATCACTAGCCAAAGTATCCTGGGGAGCTACCTTAAAAGAAGGTCTGCCTGCTTCGTCATATTCAATGCCTATATCATATTCACCCGTACCAGCTAGATTAGCCATTTCTTTGAACATGAACTTATTCTCTTCTTCTTTCTTTTTCTTTGCTGTAACTCTGGCAAATGAACCTAGCGCACTCTGCCAAGGATCAGGTTGCGCTTCTCTCATATACCCTAAATTAAAGTATTTACCCATGCCAGATATGGGAGTAGGTTGCTGACCGAAATCACTGAACCCACCTGCTATATCACCCAGCAGATTTAATATAGGGTGTTCTTGCTGGAACCTATCTCCAATGCCAAGAATATCACTTAAAGTTGCCATTCAAAACCTCCTAAAATGATTGCGGCCAAGGACTACCACCAGGTAAATATTGATCTATTGCACCAAACCCACCAAAAGCTCTGCCACCACCATAATTCTTTTTCCAATCTAAATAAGGATTACCAGTATCCGGTAAGTCAAACTGGCTGCCCCCCCCTCCTCCTCCGCCAAATATGTCACCAAAACCAGGGACAAATTTATCAAAAATGCGACCACCAAAATCAAATATTCTATCCATAAAACTGGATTTCTTCGCTTGTTCTGCGTAATCTCTACCATATTGAAGCTCTAGGTTTCTCCAATAATCCCGATTTTCCAATTCAAACCTGTTCCATTGATCTTGTAAATCCATCCCGTATCTAGTTGTATCAGCTTGATACTTCTGCATCTGTTGTTGCTGTAACAATCTATCCCAAGCACCCTGCTCACCAATCTGACCGAGGTACTTTTGAATATCTCTTCCGTATACATCAACACCAATCCCCTGCTGTCTGAGCAAGGTATCCATCATCGTCTTATCCCAATCTAAACCCATACGTTGCGCTAATTCAAATGCCTCCATTTCTCTGCCCTTGCCTCGTTCCCAGATATCGCCTCCAAGCTGCATCCCGAACTGACCAGCACCCATAGCCTGCCCCGTTAATCCTGCCTGTGCTCCTATCCCATACTGTTCCTGCCCTGCTATATCCCCAAACACCCCTCTCTTAGCAGCAAACACATCTCTTGGGTATTGGTAGAGGTACTTGGAAAACTCCTGGTTATACATATCATCGTATTTCTCTTGTAACTTCGTCCATTGTTTAGCTGACGGGGTACTCCCCATCATGCCATGTGCAGCACTAATAGCTTTCCATTTACTTTCAGATTCAGCACGTTCATCTTCTATCTGTCTTTTATATGGATCTAAAATACGTCCAATAGTAGCTTCCTGGGCTGCTGACGGTATTAAATCAGCTAAACTCGTCAATTCAGTTTCCCTTGTCCCTGTCCTACTAACGAAATCATCTATCATCTGCTGAGTAGCTTGATACCCTACATCAGCCCTGCCACCAAACAAATCAGCATAATCCAATGCTCTCTGCATCATAGGACTCTCTTCAGCCAATATCTGTTCCATCATTGTCCCAGCTTGAGCTTGACTGAAATCACGTTGAGCCATTAAATCCTGCATCATTATAATACTCCAAGGATCTGAATAAGTAGGTTCGGTGATATCAAGAAACTGTGGATCTATTGTTCCTGGAGCACTAGGAGCAGTTACCCCCGTTGTCCCCTCACCTTCACCTTCTTCACCGCTAATGGTTACACCACCGCCAGGAGAAGGTGCTGGTGTAGTATCTCCACCACCTGTGTATATCCAGATAGATTCTCCAGTATAACGATCTGGCCCAAAGAAATTCCACCCTGGTTCGTTTGGACGGTACTTACTTCGCAGTTTATCGCCTACCTTAGCCATTCTAAGCCTCCTTATTCTAACGCTTCTATACGAGCCTCTAACTCTTCTAATTTAGCTTGTGCATCTTCAGCCCAAATTGCTGTTCCTATAGCAATCCGGCAAATATCTTTACCGTAAAGATCAATTTCAATCTCTTGGATTGTCTTATCAGGATATTCAGTTTGCAACTCAATAAGTTTTCCTTTTTTAGTTTCCAGTTCATCTATCACTTCCTGGTTCTTATCAGGTTTATTTTTTTCTTTATTTATATTCCCTTCTAAATGTTCAAGTTCATTCTTACCACTTATCCCATCATACGGTTTAGCAGGTTTCTTAGCATCTTCTAATGCCCAATCAAGGTAATCCGAGGCTGTAGCATCTTTAGCTTTCTTACCTTTCTTTTCCATGTGCTTATCAATCTTAGGAGAGAACGTTGTCCATGAATTATCTGCATATCCGTTACCATTAGATGCAAAATAAAACTCTAACGAATTACTAGGATCATTAAATTCAAACCGTATGTTATTATTAGGATCATCGGCCATCAACAACGTTAAATCAGTGTCATCACTGCCAATCCTTTGAAAATAAATAACAGAAACATCATTGTCAGAATTATGAAACTCTATACCTTGGGTGTCTACCCCTGCACCAGTATAAATCAACGCACCATCTGAATCAAAATAAGTTGTTGCATTGTGCATAACAATATTGCCAGAACTACTAGGATCTATAGTAATATCTCCACTAGAACCGTCAGCAATGAGTATGCTTCCAGAATTTGTGCCAGCATTGGTATTAAGAGTCAAATCACCAGTACCTTCAGTCGTCAGCGTTACATCTGTATCTAAATCCCCAATAGCAACCGTATCAGCAAATAAATTCACATCACCAGTACCATTAGGGGTTAAATCCAAATCACCATTAGCGGTTGTTACTATATCGTTACTCCCTACATCCATAGTCAATGCACCGGTCATTGTACCGCCTGTTTCATCTAGCTTGGTTGTACTAGCCGTAGATACAGCATTGAAATCTGCGGTAATAGCATCCGCATCTGCCACAGCACCGTTAGTGTATGTGTTCTGAACAGAGTAATCACTAGCATAAACCTGTGCCGCTAATATTGTTCCACATAGGACTAAAACCAATTTCTTCATCTTCTCCTCCCTATTGATCCCCGTAATATTCACTACGTCTAATACCTTGTAAATAAACTATAAACCCATAGAATTTAAAGTATTCATCCAAATCATCATTCCCGAACCTGAACTGTATACCCCAACATTCTTTATCAATCTCTCTGCGTAACTTAACATCATCTTCAGAACCCCATACGTCTGTACCCCACACCATTGTTCCCCATAAATTAGAAGCTGGGGTAAGGTCTAAAGTTCCAGAAGTCCAAGTGCTCCCTGAATCAAGACGGTAATAATCATCTAGTTCCCACGCACCACTGCCTTCTGCATAAACGTATTCGTAACGTATGTGCTTCATCCACGCTAAATCAAACGTAAACCGTTTAGTGTCAAAAGTAGCGTCTATCGCTGCACTGTTATCATTAGTGCCAGTATACATTCTAAATACAGTTGAATTGTAATCAGAAGAATAAATAAACTGTTCTAAAGTTGTAGGGTCTGTAACAGTTGTCATTTGCCCTGGAACTAACCCAGTCCAATCACCTAACCAAGCATCCAACAAATAGTCATAAGCTAGAATAACATTGTTCTGAGTAGCACTACCGTCACTAACACCCAACAAGTAATGGTCGTAATCTTTGAATACCACACTAACAGAATCGTCTAGGCGAGCAGGGTTAATAGCGTTAATATCAGTGTCTATCCGGTCAGATATTTGCGACACACTTGTGCCCTCTAACTTGTACACACCATCATAGGCAAGAAACAGAATCATGTTATCTATGTTCTGAATACTCTTGTTACTTATACACCCTACATTTGAATTGAGTTTTGATACTACCCAATTAGTGTCTGTAGGGTCTGAAGCATCCAAAACATAAATTGACCGTTTCTTGAATATAACCAGATAGTTATTGATTGTAGTACCACTGTACTTCAACTCAGCTAATCCAGTAATCTCATCACCGTCATTAAAATCTATCTGAATTGTCCCGCCACTTGTAAAATCATCTGCCTCTAAAACGTCTGTATAAGATAGTCTGTTAGGAAAATCATCATTGCCGGCAGCCCATAATCTGTTGCGGTGTACTATCTGGATAGCATTAGCTTCAGCTGTAGGAAGTTCTGTGGTCGTAGCAGAGGAACCATCCCAGTATACAGGGGTAGCTCCATCATCCATAGCAATCGCTACTGTATCCCCATTGGTAAGCACAAAGGTGGTAAATGTAACATTATCACAGGTGAAACTAGTATTTATCGTATCCCATGTACCGTCTAACCCATCCATCTTGTAAAGATAGTTATCGTCTGAAGCGCACATGAAATAACGGTTGCCATCAGGAAGAGCAAAATCATGGAACCCTACTACATCTCCGGTAACAGCAACAGAATTAAGAACTGTTGCCATGCCGGGACGGGTGAGAATACTCCCTTCATCAAAATAAACATTCTGTGCAGAGGCAAGCTCCCGATCATCAATCATCATTGGATTGAGAGCTTTATTAACACCTTTAGTTAGGCCAAAATACTTCTGTGCTTTAAGATTGTCCTGCGCTAGAGCTACCCTACACGTCAGCAGAACGGCGAGTAGTAGTATAAGTTTTTTCCAATTCAGTCCACGCATGTAACCTCGACTTTTCTTTGCCACGCCATTTGACACGGCTATTAAATAATTTAGCGTCATGTAAACTCATCATATAATCCGCTTTAGCATCTGCCATTTCAGCTATCCCTTTCTGATGCTGAGTGAATTTCCAATAAACATAATTCATGATAATCGGATGAAATACTTTCTGGAACGGTAACTGCTCGTTATTGTTGTTTACTCTCAAAAACTTACAGTAATATTTAAGATTAATAATATATTCATCGTCAGGCGCAGGGTAAAGCAACACTCTCCTGCAAGGAGCAGGATCTATCTCATATGCGCTCGTACTAGCACTCATACCAGTTTTATGAACGGTAAGGGATGTGCCACTGGCTACCGCTGTAATCCGATACTCAATGTCATTAGCATCAACAATAAGAACCCTTCCCACCATCGTAGAATCCCAAGCTGTACCACTTCCCGTAACAGTTGCACCAGAATTAGTAATAGTCCCAGTAGAATAATATGCAGAATCAGTCCATTCTGTCTCAATAAATTTCTGAGGTTCATCGCTATTAAACTCTCCCTTGTTATACCAAATATCCCAAACTTGAGAATCCTTCTCTAACGGTTCCTCATATCTGAACATAGCTTTAGTAGCAATGTAATCGTACGGTAAATCATACTCGTCTTGGTATAACTCAAAGGTCAGGCCAGCTGTTGTTGTTCCCGTAAACGCTAAATCTAATGTAAGCTCAGTTGTAGATACAAATGCTGATATGCGGTATATATCATCCACACCAGTTACCTTAATCTTCCTACCCACCATAGCAGAGGTAAATGTAGTTCCACTGCCAGTAAGAGTGGTAGAACCGTCTGTTACAGTGACAGTACCAGTTTCATAAGGGGCAATAGTACGGAAACGATACTCTCTTACTTGACTCTCAAACAAGTGCCGGCACATATCCTCAACCGCACTGTTCACCCATAAGCGAACACTGTTACGCCCGTCTGTAGTGTCTTTAGCACCACTACGTCTAAATGCTTCTTGATAAACTTCCAGAAGATTCACATTAAACCTCCATTATAAAGGCACTGCTTCAACAGATAGTTTCTTTCCTTTACGCCAATCGTTAAAATCTTCGTTTAATTTCTTGCCACCACCACGATAAATGAACTTCTTTATCTTCTTGTTGCCAGCCTCAGAATTAGCGTTCTGGCTGGTATATATCCCTTCAGCTGTATCAGAGAAGATACATTTGGTTATCTTGCCACTCTTGTTCTTCTTGATATACACATAGTCTTTCGGGGTAAGCTCGTTCTCGATAATGTAGGTAGCTACGTCATTAGTGCCGTAGATCGTATCCCTGAGAATAATGCCGTACTCACTCTTACCGTTAGCATGTTTAATCTGCCAAATTTCGCCGAGATAATCTGCACCAAACGCATGTAAACACACAATGAATATCGCACCTACTGTAACAAGCAATAACACTACTTCATCCATTCTTAATCTCATTATCTACCTGCCTCGTAAAGTTCACTTACTTGTGCCGATGATAATCCACGACTATAGAATCGTACATCATCTATCGTGCCATCAAAATAAGCATTATATCCTGCGTTTCGGTATCCAAAAATAACATCAGAAGAATTATCCAAATCATCAGCAGATGCACCTAATCCATCTGCACTGCCATCTATATACAAATACACATTAGAACCCACTCTCGTTGCAACTACATGATGCCATGTATTCAACGATATAGTACCCGTACTAGTAGCATCACTAACCGCATCTACTCTCCATGTTAATGTGCCAACTTCATTTCCATTTACTTGCAAAGCATATTCATTCGCATTTTCCGGGTCGCCTTTACAGAGAATCGTCTTATGCTGACTAGCCGCCGCATTAGTATCCAGATTTATCCATGCAGATACAGCAAACTCTCCCGTACTGAAATCTAAACTATCGGCATCACTTACCGTAATGTATTGACTTGACCCATCTAAGTCTATTCCTTCCTTGATTTGCGCTGGAACTGTACTTGGAGAACCAGTAGTGGTACCGTTATTGCCTTCATTTGACTTATCATATACCGTAGTTCCGTTGACATCATTGGCATCCATAGGCAAACCCAATACTAAGTCTACACGGGAAGCTGCACTTATTTCTACAATCCTATCAGCACTTAGAGCAGCTACTTCATCAGCCGTTAACAATCTATCCCATACTTTAAGATAATACCAATTACCCCTACCAGCCCAAGAACCATTACCGCCAGCACCAAACAGTTGAGTTACCGCTCCCTGTGCCCAGGCAGTCGTATCTTGATTAAGTATCTGCGTACCGTTCATGTAAAAATCTGTTCTATCAGTAGTTGCAGAACTTACAACAACAAATATGGTTGTTTCGTTAGCCGCCCACTCACCTTCAAATGAAGCAGTAGCAATAGACTCTATTAACGTACCGCCTAAAGTTACGTCTAAGTTATTATCGCTAGGTCTTTTTAAGCTATATTCAGTTCCACTACTATCAAACACTGGTCTATTATTGCCATCATCAGCTGCAAAATTAGGTCTGTATTTAACAGCAATAGATATTTCCGCCCCTCCACCAATAGGGTCAGTACCAGGAGAGTAAGAGATATGGTTTGCTGCTCCACCGCCAGTGTATTGCACATACCCGTCAGAACCTTCTACAAACACCATTACTCCTGTTTCAGTACCATTTAAATCACTACCGCCGGTATCGTAAACCGTATCTGTAGCGTTATTGTTGCCGAAACTCCACTCCAACGTCATTCCCTCACGGCTGACAGCATCATTTTCTACTATCCTATCAGCACTTAAATCCGCTATTTCAGCAGCCGTAAGTAACCGTTGCCACACTTTAAAATCATGCATTTCCCCATCGAAACAACTTCCTCCAATATAACTGGAACCAATGTAAATTGTCGCTGGATCATCCGGTGTCCATGCAGTAGCTTCTGAATTTTGTATCTGTTCTCCATTTAACCAAATATTGTTGTCCCCTGTAGTCCCAGAATAAATAAGCACATTCTTCTCGTCTGCTAACCAATAATCTTCATAAGTAGCAAGTGCTACTGTGGTTAATACAGTATTGCCTATCATAGCAACCAATGAATTACTTTGTGCTCCTGCCTGTTTAAATATCCCGTATCTAGTGTTTGCATCTGCCCCATCCGAAAGCACATAATATGAACCATCATTAGCGGCAAAATCAGGAGTAAATACATACATAATGCTACAATTAGCAGTGTTATATACTCCCGTACCTGTGCCAGAAAAATGATTATTATTCGAGCCAGGAAAATCTACCCCCGTAACAGCAAATGTAAGCGTACCTGTTTCCGTCTGGTTTAAGTCGGATCCCCCAGTATCGTACACCGTATCCGTACCGTTGTTGTTACCGAAATCCAACTCTAAATTTAAATCAGCACGGCTAACAGGATCACTCTCAATTATCCGTGCTTCGTTATTAAAAGAAATGCAACAAATCGTTAATAACGTAATGCTTATTAAAGTTTTCTTTAGCATAGAATCTCCCTATTCTAAATGTGCTTCTATTTTGACATCTATAATCTTTACGTTTGTATCTACATTCGTGTTGTTAACATCAAAACTCATTGAATACGCAAAATCAGCCAAAGTAACATCTCCCGTTAATATGGTTTCACTTGCATATCCACTTCCTCCATTTCCTATATTTGCTTCAGAAGCATCTGACGTTACAGTACCATCGTGGTCAGCACGATAAAGATCAAAATCAAAATCATCACCATTATCAGCTGTATAATAATATACGGTTATTTGGTCTAAAACTACCGTACCACCAAACATTTGATACGGAACACCTAGTGGAGCGTAAATCGTATCATTAACAGTGTCTGGATATATCATGTTTGCACTACTTTGTTCAATCGGCTGTCCTGTGATGAATAAAAAATCTGCAAATCCTAAATGCCACACAAATGTTGCATCCGATACTTCTCCGCTTGCATGTCCAGCACCACCTACTTGTACTGCAAGAACAGGTGTGCAAACCAATGTTAAACCAAGCACCAAAGCTATTAAATTACGCATATAAACCTCCTAGTTATCTGATCTGGATAATTCATACCATTCCGTATCGGTAAGGTCGTAATACAGCTGTATCGTATCCCCTAACCCAAGCGTGAAATCAATACCGCCACTAAGTTGTAAATCACTATTTGCAAGATTGCTCTCATCCTGCAAAGTAACAGTATTGGTGTCATTAGTGCCGATAATCATTACTATCTGCCCGTCCCTAGCACCTGCCTCCAACGTAGGCGTACCAGTAAGCGTGGTTGCAGCACCAGAACCATATACCCTGATAGAAACGCTATCGGTAGTAATTGCTGTACCTGCTGCCATGCTATATGTCACAGGAGCAGCCCAGAACGCTCCATGTAACTGCACACCATCGTCCGTAACAGAACCGTCACCATCGGCATCAGCAATTACATCAAATACAGGGAATCCATCTACCGCAAAAGAATATCCTACATCATCACCACTTGAAGCAGTGGTAGTTGACGGTACGTCCATTGAGATAGAGTAACTATCGTCAGGCATGTCAATCTTACCAGCTAATAGATTATTAATACTTACACCACTTCCGGCAACAGCTGATATGTTTAAATCACCTACACCAGTCGTAATGTATGCGTTTGTGTCATCGTGATAACTTTCTATGTAATCAGGGTCAGAGCCAATTGTCTTACCGGGGCAATAAACATATACAGAACCATCATCTCCATTACCGCCAGTATCGTTGTTTCCAGGCTGTAACACTACATTACCGCCATCACCGCCTACCGTTTCCAATAGGTTAGCGTCACCGCCTTGTAGAACCAATGTGCCACCATCATCATTAGTTGTATCAGAAGCATCCTGATAGGCAGTTTGTGCAACCAATGTCATATTACTAGTTGCTTGATCTCCCGACCTAGTACCTTGTGAAACACTTGGAGCTGAAGCACTCGCTGACCAAGAAACAGTAGAATTATTTAAGATTAAAACACTATCAATTGTTGTATTAACCCCTGATCTACCAAGAGTTAACGCTGTTTGTGTCGCTGTACCAACATTCAAAGCTGTAGCTGTAACTGTATCAATAGTTCCGTCAACTAGAACATTACCATCAAAACGACAACTGCCATCATCTACCCACATAGCATAAGCGTTAGTAAGCGTCATATTAGCACCAGCTGCCGGAGCGTTATCAATATAAACCGTAGCCGCATCTGTTATCGTTAATGCACCACCTGCATCACCAATGTAGGTTGGACGTAAGAACTCTATTTCACGTTGCGTGGCTAACGGCCCAGCACCAGACGCCCATGTCTTATTAGCGGAAAAATCAAAAGTAACTCCAGTTACTTCTGTAGCCGCTGTTAAAGCCGTATGTGCGCCTCCTGTAACGCTAAATGCTATTGGTGTACCAGTACCAGCTCCTTGAGCTATAATCAATCCACCTAAATAATCAAAATATGCAACCTCTGTTGTAAGCCCATCAGGATATAAACTCAATATCTTATCACCTGCTGTTGTTAAACTAGTTTCATTTCCAATTTGTACTCCAGCCACTCCACCGCCATCCGCTACATTACCCTCTACAGAAAGAGCACCAGCGGAAACAGTCTGAAGTATATTTGATTTAAAACTATCAGTTATCCCGGACAATGTTACTACCCCCCCATTAGGGTCAAACGTAATGTCACCTGCGCCTGTTGTAATTACACCATTAGTTTGATTGTGAGTAAAAGCAAGCCAATCTGCTACAGTCGCCTGATCTGATGATTGGATAAATAAAGTCGGATTTGTAGATTGTGTATGTGCGAAATTTGTACTCTGATCCCCTGCTTCACAAATTGTTAAATGTCTACTAGCAGTGGCTAACGTTAAAAACAGCGAATCTACCGTCTGTGCTGTATTAAACGCAAAACTACTATCGTCACTATCGCCACATGCGAGAAGTACATCATCTGGAATATTTACGATACTGTTATTTGTGTCAACAATCAATATGTCACCAGCATCACCGTTCTGACGAATAAGTAATGCTTCATCAGCATCTACATCAACGGTTAAAGCCGCTTCTAAGTTTTGGGCTAAGGAGATTGTGGTCGTACCATCAACAACGAGATCGCCATTCAAACTTACATCACCTTCTCTGGTGAGGCTAATACCAGTGTCTCCATATCCACCACCAATTTCAACACTGTCAGCAGTAACGCCATTATCTGTCTGAATACCGCCATCCCCGTCAATGTCGCAGCCGGTCTGTCCGTACCCACCGCCTACTTTAAGGTAGTTGAAACGTTTCGCCTGCTCCCATCCAGCTTCCCAACAGAAAGCAGAACCACTGATTAGTACAATCCCCGTTACGATAGCCAAAACCTTCTTCATCTAACCCTCCTTAATTAACTCTTGTTCGTATGTTCATACCAATTCAATTCTATTACATGGTAATTATCGTTATTGTCTAAACTAGTGGCTCTAAACGCATATTGCTGATTTTGTTCTAATAGAAACTCATATCTCCCTGATGCCGCTCCTCCAGCCTGACCTATACCCAAAAAACCGCCAGAAGAGCCTATAATAACTGAAGCTATTACTGTCCCGGTTATATTAGCACCAGCCGCTTGTGCTTCATTAAACGTAGTAACATTATTAGATACAGGAGCGGCTTGAACAGAAGTAACTTCACTTAAAGTATTGCTATTCCTGTCTCTATTATAGGGCGTTATTTGCGTTCCCTCATCATTATCAATAGTAGGATTTTCTAATATCTCAAGTCTGGTTAAAGAAGTGCAAAATCCAGTAGCCACTATGTGAATCCATTTTGTTGTGTCAGGAGTATTGAACGCAACAACAGATTGTTCACCAGTATTTGTACATTGGTTCTCAAAACATACTACAAAAGCATTACCGCTATGTATTTCATGGTGTTCATATTCAATCGTTTCAATAGCGTGAGTAGCGGCATCCATCTCTATTGGTCTGGCATCATCATCATCACGACGACCGTAAATAGCACTTGCCGTTACTATCCCTTTCTTACCGTCAAGGTCATGTGTGCTATCCGTTAAGGTTTCTACTTCAACGTCATTCACCCCATCAGTAATCTGGGTCTTTTGCGTACCGTCTGTCTGATTGGCAATACTATCATCCTGCTTCTCTTCCGTAGCAGGATTAATCAATACTCCAAGAAGATTTGCTAGTTGCCTTACATGCTCATCCATTCTTTAACGCCCTCTCCCTTGCATCAAGGGTTTTACTATACTCTCTTAAATCTTTTGCCTGTAAATTCAATGCTTGTTGTTTACTCGCTAACATACGCTCTTTATCCTTCATCTGCTCCATTAACTCTTTACCTTTCTCCAAAGTAGTCTTGCTGTTAGCAATCAATTTCTCTGCCTGAACATTTTTCATGTTTACTTCAGCTTCTTGTTTCTTTAATGCCTTATCTTTCCGTTCGTAAATACTAATCTGCTGCTCCACTAAGAGCCTATCGGCTTTAAGTAAATCTTCCCTTTCGTTAATCGCATTGGCTGATTCTGTCAGGGTAGCTTCCATATCCCTTACTAACGCTCTGCGTTCGTCTAGTTCATCCAAGGTTTCTTCATCCCTGGCTCTGGCTACCGCTAGTTCCTTGAGTTCTTTCTGTATCGCTATCTGAGTAGCCTTTGCTTTCGCTTCTGCTTCCCTGATACCGGTTGCCTTGTTCTGCAACGATTGATCCAGTTTCTTCAAACTAGCTTCACGTTTACGCAAATCCACCAATCTGGTATCTGCATCAGCTTGTGCTTGATTGAGTTCAGCTTCCATTTCCTCTTTAACCTGCTCCTTTTTTTTGAGTTCAGCTTTGATCTTATTCATCTCACTAATAGCTTTAATCTTCTCAGCTTTAGCAGCAGTAATATCATCTGCCGCTTCAGCCTTGTTCTGTTCAAGTGCCGCAATCAATGCTTCCTTCTTTTTACCTAACGAAAGAATATCAGCTTTGATCTTCCCTAATTCAGCGTTGTACTTCGCTATTGTAGAAGGATTAGGTTTCCCCTTTAGTACAGTCGTATAAACAGTATCTTCGCCTTCCCATCCCATGATTCCTCCTTTTTACGCATCTTCCATTCTGTAAAAGTAAGCGGTGACTAAAGTATCCGTTTGATTTCCTGCCTGTCCGGTGATAAGTATACGGATATAGTTCATCGGCACAGCACTAACACTGGTAATGAAATATGTTTCCTGGGTAAGGTTAGTTACAATATCCGGTGCACCGTCAGGAATAACGTAGTTTGTATCCGCTGAACCTTCAGTTGTGGGTCTTGTGAAACTCTGCTCATACTGCACCAGCAGGTCAGGGGTTCCCAGAACAGAAGTAGCCACAATCGCAATCCCGAAATTAGTTCCATGAGAACCAATATCGATTGAATCGCTTCTTACCGCCCCAGTACCATTAACCAACTCCGCACTAAATATCGTAATATTTCCACCAACTCTAGCCATTTGCTACCTCCTTTTTAACCACTTCCCACATTGCTATCGCTAAGAGCGCAATTATCATCAGGTGTGGCATATGAAACGTGAAATTAGTTAAACAGTTAATTGCTACACAGCAAAGAACACAAAATATTATTAGTGTTTCTTGTGTCTTCTTCATCTTAATAAATTTATATATAGAATCTGCGATATACCCTATCACAGCTAATAAGCTAAACATTCCTGATTCATAAAGTATTTGAAAATATTCGTTATGCGCTTCTAAAACCCTGTTGCCTACCGGCCTCAAAACCTTAAAATTCCCTAATCCATAACCCTTAAACCAAGCTGCCTGACTCATATTCTTTACTATTTTCTCCCACCAAACCAACCTGCCCTGCGCTCCTTTCCACCTGTACAACACATAAACAATATTCATCCCCAAGATAACAAAAAACAATAGTAACCAGAACGTATCTATCTCTTTGAAACTATCCAAATAAAAGAACAGGAAATAAGCAAGTGTAAACGCTGCAAGTAACATTCCCCCTCTGGTATGGCACACTGTCCAGTTCTTTAGGAACAGGGCTGAAAGAACCACCGGTATTAATACCCACCATTTACGCCTGAAAAAACACGGTAAACATATCCCTATGAGTGCTGACAGGTGATTAGGATTGTGCATGAACCCCACTACTATCTTGCGTGTGAATGTCAGGTTATCCGTATTGTTCTTGTACGGGTGGTATATCGGGTCAAAGTCAAAGAACTGACCCCAAGCATACAACGCATTTAATAACGCAATCACACAAAGCATGTTCAAAATCGGTGATAATCGTTTATTGTTCAAAGATTGAACAAGCAAGCATAATATCCCCATACCGCAAGCTACTTTAAAAAAGCTGAAGTATACTGGGGCTGTATGGTGTATGAATGCTGTAACCGTACAAGCCAAGAAGAACAATCTCAACCACCAGTTCTTTATCCAGCAAGCTGCTACCATGAAGAACACAAACAGTATCCATACCTCTTTAGCTGCTCGTATTTGAAAGAATTTCGGGTACATATACCCAAAAAACGCTATGAGAAAGACCGATATTACTAACCATGTGGTATTCTTTTTCATTATCCACCATCCTTGGGGGAGAGGCATTATTTCACCCCTCCCCCGTTTAACTCTCTCACAAAATCAGTTTTAGTCGTTGTCTGTCCAAGTACCATTAATCGCTGTTACAAACCAGCCACCATTACCGTCACAAGCCAAAGTTACTGAAGTCCCTGTAGCGCTAGCAGCACTCAGCAATCTATCTCCACCGGCTAAAGAATTGCCGCTAGGAGAATAGATAATCGTGTCTGTCCCGGTAGGATCAATGTTCACTTGGCTGCTAGTAAAAGCAACAATAGTGTAAACATTGCCGGCTGTAACTCCTTCAGGCAACGTCATTGTTACTCCATTTGCAGTAACCGCAAACAAATTACCACTATCAGAACTAACTAAAATTGTACTTGCGGTAATTGCTTCACCACCAGTCATCCTGAAACCAGCTCCCTGAATCACTCCATCTGAAGTAATATCACCTACCCCGGTAACAATACCAGAAGGGTCAATATCCCAATCAGATGAATTAACTGTTAAGGTTTCATCACCATCACCAATGGAAATGTCTGAACCATCAGCATCAAGTGAATCGAGAGCAATCTGACCTACATTAGCAATGTTGGCGTCACCATTATCAATACCGGTAACGTTAATCGAACCGCTCGTACCGCCATCAATAATCTGCATTAAAGTATTCGTGCCATCAGTGAAATTAATCTGACCATCTACGTCATTCTCCATCGTTTCACCATTAATCATCTCAACAATACTGAGTCCAACCAAATCAGCTGAAGTGCCAGTATCACGGAGAATCATCAAATCGTTGGTGCCGTCTGTGAACGCTAGATCACCATCAGTAATGTTCTCGATCTCTTCTCCGTTATCAAAGATAACTTTACGAATCCCCGACAAATCACCTGTAGTGCCAGTATCAACGATTGACCATAATGTGTTCGTGCCATCAGTAAACGAAATCGTGCCATCGGTAGAGTTATCAATGCTCTCACCGTTGTCTAGCACAACCACGCCACTACTGTTTACCCGAAACACATCATCAGCACCGCCTTCATCCGTTATGGTGAATCTATCGCCTATTGCGGCGTACAACACAAACCCTACTCCTAAGACAGAAATAAGGAATGCGATAAATAGAACTTTTTTCATACCTTATCCCTCCTTGATATCTCTATCGTTAGGCAGCTGCGTATTCGCCCCATAGGCCCAAGCCACTGGTAGCACCACGATCATAATCCGTCACCACATCAAAGTGGATAGACTTATTACTATCTTGTGTCCACCGGCTCATTTTAGGTTTCATAAACCATACAAGTTTCATCCTGTGATCCGCTTTGTCACTCAGCAAATACCAACTGTTAATGTTATTCAGAAGATTGTTCTCAATCGGAATCAATCTGTTGAACATGAAGTTGCTGTCGTTGTTAGCGGAACCAGGGATCTGTGCGCTTTTAAGAATCGCATGTACTACTGACGCCTTGTTAGGATGAAACATGATATATTTCGGCTGGTTTCCACCAGGAGCAACATCATGTCTCAGAGTTGTGCTCATCAGATAGTATGCGTTATTAACCGCACTAATACTCAATGCACTTGCCGCACCAGGAATGTTATCGTAAGTACCGCCATAGAGGTTAATATGTGCGGTATCAAAAATGAACAATCCGTCTGGAGTGGTATAAGTATCATCTCCATCGTTGAACAATGCTGTGCAATCTTCATCAACAGTCTTCTTAACTGCCATACCCAGCATTTTGGAACTTTGGGAAACAATTCCCAATCTCTGGTATTTCCAGGTTTGCCGGCCAACTACGATAGACAACCCTCTGCCAGTTGCCACATACTGTTTCGTGCTACCGTATGTGAAATCAGCGGTCGGTACGTCTTCAAGTTCACCAATCTGCTGTAAATACCCTATGCCGCCAGCTTCCAGTTCTTCCCAATAATAATCTGCGGAACTCTCCACATTCATAAACTTGTCATAAACTGGGCTGTAAGCCTTTGCTCCTTCTGCATAACCACGCTTGACGATCGGACTAAGCTCATCCGCAATGGTCGTTAGTGTTATAGCCATGAGTCATTCCTCCTTTACTTAGACACTCGCTTGATCGCCAGCGAAGATAGATTCGTTAAATACAACAACCATGTCAGTGTTACTTCCCCACGCATTATCAACAGCATCTACTCTGCCTAATACACGCAGTTGTAATCCTGAACCATAGTCACTGCTGTTAAGTTCCTGAATGGATCTACCCCTAAATGTATCAGCAGCACCATCAACATGATTGGCTGTAGCACCAATATTTGCCAACGCATCTGTACCGTTACCCTGAACAATAAACCGTGTTCCAGGTAATGCAAGCGCTACATCAACAAATCCTGCTGTACTAGCAGCTAAAGACTTCTGCGCTACCATGCTAGAGTTATAACAATTCGTTACAACGCCAACTACGGTCACACCGGCATTAGCAGCAGCACGGGCAACGTAACCGTCCCCATCCTGGTCAACGCAATCGCCAGGAGCGACTGTAAGTGCTTCATCGCCCTGAACCTCAAAGCGTTTAATCGTATACTTCTCGTTCTCCATAAGACTAAAACCATTTGGTCTGTCTGGCATTATAATCCTCCCTTACTTGGCCTTTTTCTGTTTCCTTACTTTGCGGATCGTTTGTTTGACCCCTCTCGCCTCGGGTACTGGTGTTAGATTCCGTTTCTCAGCTAACTCGGCCTTTTTTTGTTCTATAGCGGCCCTCATTTTCTTCGGCATCTCAATCAACACCAAAGTTTCATAATACTGCTGTCTTACTATCGTACCGTCTTCTCTTCGTTTTCCGTACGGTGCTCTTACTTTAGGGTCAGTAGTTTTCTGAAACCCTTTCTTTATGACCCCTGCCATAGCGGTCTTGTCATTCTCCAGAGCCCATTCGTAGTATTTGTCTGGATCTCCAATAACCTTTGACTGGTCTTCCCAGTGGTCTTCTATTTGTTCAATTTTTACTTCTACCTGTTCGTCTGCCATAAATCCCCTCCTACATTAACCTCATGTATTCTTCCTCAGTCATGTTGGCTTTACGAGCCAAATCCCTCTGCCTTTGTGTTAGTGTTTTCGTCTTCGTACTAGCAGCACTACCTGAAGGGCTACTAGCGAGTTTCGCTGTTGGTACAGTCTTCTTAGATTTCTCTGCTTTTGCTCTCCAATACAAAGCTTCAAAGCCAGCTCTACTGTTCATGTCAAAATTAGATCGGTCATTAGCACTCATGTTGTCCCATAACTCAGCCATGTCTTTTTTGAGTGTTTTAAAATCTGTGTGTTTATCAGAAAACTCTTTGCGTATCCGTGCCGCTTCATAATTACGCACATTAGACGCTTTACGCATTTCCTTCATAACCTCAGCAGTAAGCTCGTTACGGCGTTGGTACATCATGTAATCAACCGCCTGCTGTATTGTCTGAAGCGGATTATTTGCCAGATCGTTAAGGAACTTCTTATTCGCCTCATCCATGCTCAACTGCTGTTGTGGCGGTTGCGCTGGCGGCTGTTCCTTCTCCGGTTCTGGCGGTAACTCCTCTTCTGGTTCCTCTTCTTTCGGCTCTTCCGGTTTTGGCGGTAGAGGTACTTCTTCTTTCTTCTCCTCCGCCATATCTTCTGGAAACAAATCGTTTAAATCGCCTACAGAATCCAAATCGTCTATTTCTGGTTCAGGGGATTTCGGTTTCTCTTCTTCTTGGGCTGGATCTGGTAGTTTAGCCCCTTCATCAAAAACATCCACTTCAAGTGGCTCTTCTTTCACGTTTTGTTTTTCTATCGCTTCAGGACTCATTTAATCCTCCTTGTAACTCTGATTTAGTTGTTTTTTTAAGTCTTCAATCTCTTTTGTTAATGGTCTGCGTTGATAGCCCGTATAGTTAACGTTATAGTTCATGGGTACTCCGTGTTTACAGTTGATAGTTATATTTCCCGTAAACCCTGTTTCCCACAGGTGAACCATTTTATCCGCCATTTCAGCACGGGCTGCTTTCTCCTTTTCAGATAATTTCGTCTTCAAGGTCTCTTTCTTTGTTTCGTCCATGCTTCCCCTCCAGTTTTTGTAGTTTTTCTCCTGCTCTATCAAACGTCTTCAGTATGTGTTCGTATGTTTCTACTTTCGATTGCAATTTAAGATAGTCACCCCAACTAGGCTGGTACGCAAATTCACTCCATGCTTGCAAATAACCTCGTATCAGAATGTCTTCGTATACCTCCCAATCAGCGTGTTTCCCTAATCTCAATAATGCAGCGAACTCTTTTTGGATCTCTCTTAGTCTTTGTTCTGGCGGTAACTTGTCCTTCTTGGTTTTAGTTAGTTTTCCTTGTAGGTATTCCAAGAACCTATCTGAATATTTGTGAAACATTTACCCTCCTATCTTGGTAGTGGTGAAGGTGTTTGAAACGATCTCCTTGCCTGTTGCTGGCTCGGTATTGGTGATTCGCCACCGGCTCTAGGTTGTAGTGCAGCTTCAGGATTGTTTATCATCCCTAAATCAGGCGGTTGTGCCCCAGGCGATTGTTGTTGTTGTGCAGGAAACACAATGTCAAATCCAGGTAATCCAAACGTTTCCCAAAACATCTTCGCTAGGTGTCTGCGACCTTGGTAATTCTGCTGTACTTCAGGGAACGCCAGGAACGTACCTAGCATTGCCTGTACAGCCTGCTGTTTCATTTCCCTAGCGGCATTAAGAATATTTATATTAACGTCTACTCTGAGCCCACCGGCATCAAGAGCGTACTTAAAGAGGAGATTAAATATCTGGTTCAGTTTCGGTTTAAGTGTTTCTAGCATGTACTGAATAATTAAATTACCCTGCCCGATAACCGTTGCTATACCACGATAGGTTCGGTGTTTGAGGACATTGCTCTGACTAGGCATGGTTTGGTCTAGAAGTCCCGAGAAAGATTGTCGATAGGCATTGAGCATTTGTTCCTGAGCTACTGAGCTTTGGCTCATCTCAGGCGGTTTAAGCAGGGTAATATCGTTTTCTCCCTGGCGAGGTATCATTACACCAGGAGCAAGTACCTGTTCGTCAGGATCAAACCCACTACCTTCCCTGAACGTACCCATCATACCGTTCTGAAGAGTAATATTATTAATCCTGCCATTAACAAAACTATTTACTGCATCGTGTATTGAAGTTATATAATGCACATAACTACGGGTATTAACTAAAAGTTTAGTTTCAGTGTCAAAAGAATGGATTTGAATTGGGCGTTCAATATCCGAAAACTCCTGACACCGAAACACTGTCTTTGTACGACGGTCAATTTCAACGATACACAACTCATCAAATCCGTCATTGTTAATATCGTAGTAACAGTAACATTCCCAAACCTCTAGTTTTGCCCGTTGTTTAGATATATCCCCCACGTTGGAGGTATCAAGTGTGGTTAATCTATTTTGCTCAATCGCAAAATCGTCTTTAACGTAACCACCCTTGTTATAGTGAAGTTCAACTTTCTCATAAGCATCTTTATCGTAATATTCAGCTTTAACAGCACGTTTAACATCATCTAAACTCATAAATTTACGATAAGTAATAAATTCTGCCTTTTCTTGTTCACGCTCTTCTGTATCTTCAGGGAAGATAATTTCATCTAAAGTTAAATACTTTACGCTCGTACCCTCGTTAATCTTGTGGAACGTTAACCCTATCTCGGTATCAGCGGTAAACCCAGCTATGTCTTCTTCCGTGTACTGTTCGTTAATTATCTTCTGGTACTTCTCTGTATATTCTTCGTCCATAACCCATTCGGTGTATGTACGGTATTCTTTAACTGGCCTGTATCCCTTCTCCTTAACCACTCTAATTCCCACTATCCCGTCAATCAGGTATGTGTGAAAATAGTCCGAAAGGAAATTGGGGATATCCAACTTAGTATGCGCCAGCTTTGTGAATTGTTTCTCTAACTTGTTCTTAAACTCATAATCTAGTTGGTCGCTATCAATCACAACCAGGGGAGTTGAAGCAACGATTATGTTGGTAAACCTTGCCACATAAGCACGCACATCTGTCATTGAGGTAGGGATATTGAGATTGGAAGCATTGGGATAAGGAAACGTTACATTCCCTAAATCTTTGTCATAAACCTTCTCACGGTTGTCTTTAATATCGTCTTCTAACTCTTTACGGCTGGCACTAGTCAGGGCAATCTCGTTCGCACTCCATACTTTACGAGCAATATCCATTAAATCTTCTTTGTCTAACTTAGAATAAATCGGTTTTGTCATTATCCACTACTCCTTGGGGTTGTGCGGAACCTTTATCCTCCATGTATTGCCTGGCATTGAATTTTTTTAAGTTTGTATAAGCTTCATTCACCGTATCAAACACCCTCATACGCTGACCAAACTCATTCATGATTGCGTATTTACCATCACCGTTTGGTACGACTGTAAAGTGCATTAGAATCCCCTAAAGATATCCTGGTATTTTCCACCCAAGCGGAGTACTGTATCCACCACCGTATCCACCTCTATTTAAAGCCATAATGTTATTACGAATATCTAAAGAAGTATTTCCAGGATTAGGCCCCAAATTACCGCCACCATACGGGCTGCTTCCACCACCATACGGGCTGGCATAACTACCATACGGATTACTTGACCCATACCGATAACCGCTACTGGGATATTGAGTGAACATATACGGATCCTGTTGCCGTGCATTATATAAACGTCCCCATAACTGCATTGGATTACCTTGATATAGTTTCGCTAACGCACTACGCCAAATCGGGCCGAAGGATGAATATATACCGCCACCAGCACGTTGGCCTTGAGTTCCTTGCTGTAACTCAGCTGTACTAGGTTGTCTGCCGCTAGTAGTAGTGCCTCCACCATACGGTGAGGTATATCCACCGCCATATAATGACGACCAAGGGATTGAATATCGTTGGTAAGGACTAGTTCTGTAAGGGTTGCTATAGCCGTAAGGATTGCTAGACGAAGAATACGGTGGAAACACATTCTTCCATATAGCCTTTTGAAAATCAGCAACGTTTATAAACCGATTACCAAATTGAAGCTGTGGAATCAGGTTCCCTTCAGCATCAGTAGTATAGCTAACCCCAGGAACCTTAAAACCTGTAGTAGGAGTAGTATTTGTTGGCGTAGTAGTAATAAAAGGAGTAACTGTCTCGTTACCAGGAGTGAATCTTAAAGTACCTACGTCACCGCCACCCTGTAACCGCCGTATCTGTTCTTGTCGCCCTTGCTCGTATATGTTTCGATTAGCTATTCTTACTGCCATAAACTACCTCCTGGTTTTCTTCTTAACCCCTAAAATATCGCTTATGCTTGGTTTCTTTAGATCCTCTATCTTCCGTAAAGTCCCGAATACAAATGCCTTTGCACGATCTCCTTTTAATCCCTTTTTCCGTGCAGCTTTAACCAAAGATTTATGTGCGCTATGCGGCATATTATCCTGCCCTCACTCCAGCTCTCTCCATAGGCGTGAGGTTCTTTCTCCTACGTTCAAGCCGCTCTTTGTAACTCCTGCCAGTCCCGAACTTCTTGTTCCTGTACGGGCTTCGCCTAACTGGGATACGCTTGCCGATTACGCACGCTATACATACACTCACGACTAGATCGTCTTTCTCCCCGATAGGTGCCCCTGCCCGACCCCTCTCGTCATAACGATACATGAGCATTTGCTTGACCGTTTCACGGTGGTTTACCTTCAACCTCCGCTCCCGTAAAGCCGTATTCGTTGAAACGATCATTTCACTCTTGGTTATGCTCGTCATTTCCCAGCCGATCTTCTGCGTAACTATCCGCTGGATACCATCGTAACGCTCGCTCATATACAGGTTCGGATAATGCAACCGGTACAACAACTCTTCTGCTATGATTATTCCGCTACTGTTCCTCTCAGGTGCCAGTAACGCATTATTGTAAAAACTCCCTAAATGAAATATCGAGTACACATACTCTTCCGGTGGATACCGTCCGTGAATAACAGCTACCTGCTCAAAACTGTCCAAATCTAAGACAGTAGCAGCACAAAAATCACTCTTGGCGGTAGCACATTCAGCTGAATCTACCCCGATAACATACCTTCTACCCTCTTCAGGAAACCGCCAGATCTGTAGGTCCCCGTGTGAATCACTCCTAAACTCAATAAACTCACCCGTATCAACCAAACTACCACGGTCTTTAGGCTCTTCAGGACACTTAGTAAACACATCGTTTAAGGTAGCGGTATGGAATACAGGACGGCCACTTTCGATGAACGCCTCTTCAGGATTTGACGGGAAATTCTCGTGCATAGCTACTTCATCACCGCCAAACTTGTCCTTTAACGTCCGCCTGTACCAGTAAATCTGCTCGTCACTTAAAGAGTAGCGCTCCTTCATAACACGTTCGTCTTTACTCAAATAAATCCCTTTCTTAGGTAACTTACGTTTGTACACAGGATGGTCGTGCCAAGCGAAAAATAACGGTGTGTAGTATCCCGTACCACTCGCCTCTTTCTCACGACTCTGTAACCAATACTTGTGAAACAGGTTCCCACTGCCCCAGGCAGTACTCTCTAACACCACCATACTCTCAGGATCGTTGTCAGGAATAGTCGGCATAATCCCGTTCATGAACCCTTCCGCATCCTGATACCGTGCAAACTCAGATAGGTGCAGCATACTAAACCCACCGGCTACCCCTACTCCACTACCTTCAGCTGAAGCAACAAAGATACTGCTCCCCAACCCGTCCATTACAAGCTCTTTCCTACTCGAATACTTTAACTTAGGCCGGATACTCTCAGGTAATAAATCAAAATAACGCTTCGCCATATTGTACAAATAACCTACACTGTCCTGCTTGTGCGCTACCAAAACCTCATGTACTACCTTCCCCTCTGCAATACTGCGTAACCATTGGCAGAACATAACTGCTTGGATTAACGTACTTAACCCCTCACGGCGTGCCTTTAATATAATTAACCGTATGGGCTTCTTGGCCTTCCTCAACTCAACTATCTTGTCGTAGACCTTACGCTGGATAGGATTCAATACCAAGGGCATGATCTTACCGTCTGTACCACGGATCTTTAAATATCCCTCAATAAACCGTAACTCGTCAGTAAACAATAAGTTAACTAACTTCCCCATCCACCACTCCCTTCTTGTTCTTGTACTCTAACCACTCGTTCACTACCTCGTCCCGACCACTCCGTACCTTAGAAGCTAATACCTTGGCAGCCTCAGCACTTAAATGATCCACTACCGTGTACCGTACGTCCTTCTTACTCACCATGACACCAGCTAATAAATCACGGTGCGCACTCTTCATAACGTCATTGCAATACAAAATAGTCGTCTGTAACAAATCAGCTGGCGTTACACTGTGCTTGTTCGCATACTCCTGTGCGTCCGCTTGCACCTTCCCAAAATCAGCCGCCTTACCCATAATCTACACCCCTCCTTAAATTAACTAAGCCTCCATATTAAGTAAAAAGTGTTGCACTTTTAGGGCCTAAATCATTCCAATACAACATTCTAAGTGTCTCACTTTTGATCGTAAGTGTCTGCAATGCAATAGGCATTTTCCGAAAAACGCACACCTGAGAAATTTATTTCGCAAATTATTTTTCACGAAAAAACGTAACTACTTGCAAATCAATGCTAAAAAAAATAAAAAAAATGAAGTTTTTTTTGGTAGTGCGCAACTAACAAGCAATATCTACCAAAAACTAGGTGTGAAAAAAGATGTAAAACCAGAGTATGAAGAAAGTAACCAATCAAGAGTATGTGTGTGGAAAGAGAAACAACTGTATCAAGAGTGTGTGTAGTGAGAGATAAGAGATTTCTTTAAGGGCGTAATATATATATACCCCCAGGGGGGTGCGTCCCCTATACCCTGCCTTCATGCGTGTATATATAATTAAATAAAATTAATGCGTGTGCATGGGTGTATAATAAAAAATAAGAGCTTGAAAATGTGGTGAGTTAACACTTCGTTAATTATGCGACGTTGCTATACACTCTAACTGCAAGCAATTCAACACAGTATATCTTTAGCCTGTTATGTCAATAGCATTTCAAGACGAAACTATTCCATTTCACATTCCCAAAACCATTTTTTTTATTTAATAATATACTTTACATTCCCTCACTTTCAAGAGAGGTATTACGTATGTAATGACATATTACGTTAGTTGTAAGATTATTTTACATTCCCGTACTTTCAAGCGAGGTATTACGTTCATGGTATTAGTTTGCGTACGTTCTTAATTATAGTTACTAATCATAATAATTAGATAGCCCTTTAGCCCTTTATGAGTTCATTAGCCCTTTATAGAAACGTATTATAATGATTTGAGGCTTTTGAGGCTTTTTAAATCAAGAATAAACATTGTTACTTATATTCAGGTATATAAAGATAATATAAGTTATTTATAAATATTTAGGGGTGTTTAAGGGCTTGGGCGGATTTGGGGTAGAATGTCAAGAGGTGAGGGGTTTATGTGGGTGTGTTGTTTGTTGCTTCGTTGAATATTGGCTGCAGCGTCGAGGAACGTTGTTTTTTTTGTTGTTCAAATCATGGTTTATTTGCTCTAAGCCTTTGATTGCCTTTGAATTGCGTTCATGCGTGCCATGCTAGTTTTTTGGGTGTGCAAATAAAAAAAAGAATTATACCGACGCTGTAGAGTCAACTGCGCTTGACAGCAAAGCAATGCCATGTTATACTGTGGCGAGATTTAAAAGCGAAAAACCAGGAGAAAAAAAATGGCAAAGCAAATGGATAGAATAACGATTACCTTCTACGACAGCGATCAAGTAAAGCTAGCTGGCATGTTCCGGCAGATAGCTGGGAAACAAGGCTACACTCTTAATAAATTACTTATTAAGTTAATAGGGGAATATAATGAAAAACACAAACACCTTGCATAATATTTTTTTGTCTAGAATATACTGTACAATACCGTACAGCACAACAACGGGAGGTGGAAAGATGAATAAACAAAAAGCATTAAATATTTTAGGAAACAGAGCAGTTTGGGAATTACGCAACATGAAAAAAGCATTATCAGTTATGGAAATATTTAATACTAAAGAAGAAAATGAACGATTAGAAGCAGTCAAAACATTATTGAGAATTAACTAACACCGCCCCAGGCGGAAGGAGGTTTTATCATGATAACTTATGAAACAGGAAAGGCTCTTAAATTTACCGAGCAAGATGTATGGACGGAAGGATGTTTGCCAGAAACGACACAAACAGCTTTAATTGATATAACCTTTTCAGCCAATAGTATTAAAGAATTAATAACAAAGATAAAAGATTTTTACAATGTCAAAGATGATGATTTATTGCTCAATGCTTGTGATGAAAATGGCAGAATTGATATTAGTATTTTAGAGGACGATAATTCAACACAAGCAGATAAACACAATATAATCCTATGGAAACAAGGGAAAAAACGTTTATGGGCAAGTATTTACAGCTACAATATTGAAAAAGTTACAAGGGAAACGGTAAAAATTTAAAGGCAAAGCCGAGCCTTAATCCGGCATTTGGAGGTGTTATGATGGCAACGGAAGAAAGAAACAGAGCGGAAGAACAAGCAAAAGCGCAATTTGATAGCATACAAGATATGCTGCACCGTAAAGCGCAAGCGGTAGAAAAAAAGAATTATAATTTAGAAGAAGAAATACAAGAGGAAATATACAACGATCCTCTTTCTGTAGAAGTAACAAAGCAGTACGAAATATTGCTTTGCTGGGGTGGGCCAGCTTGCCGGATTAGTGGGGCGCTTGACGAATACAACATGCCAGAGACAGCAAAACTCCAATATCAAGATTGGGGAACTTACTGGACTGACTACACTGGAAATGAAGAAACATTGCTTGAATATGCTAGAAACTTTTATTATGGAGAAAGTAACTAACACGCTCAAAGGGCAAAGGAGGTTTTTATGCGCTTCATAGCCTTACTCATAGGCAGTTTACTAGCCTTAACAGCAATACACGCCCATAGCACCGTTACAAAGACAAGCGATTTATTGGGGTACTGGACAGGCATGACAAAAACCCAACGATCTGATATTATTCAGGTTGTTAAACTCATGTCAAAGGAGGTAATACCATGCAGCAACTAGTATTCAAACGCCCCAAACTCACCATAATCGAGGGCGTATGCCCTGCTTGTGGGGGGAAAAGTACCGGGGCTTATATTGACGGTGAAGAACAATATGTTTATACCTGTAATGAATGCTGTTCAACCCATATAATCCCAAGGGATTATCAACCAAAGGAGGTAACACAATGAAATACTGTATTATTGTAGTAGCATTGGCGTTAATCAGCACCCCTGCCCTGGCAGGATCATGGAATAGCTACAATTATGACACCGGAGAAACCGTTACAGGCTCCGATAATTCATATTATAGCTACGGGACACGAAGCACAACAGGCAGCAGCTATAACATTGATACTGGCGAAATAACCACTTACAATTTCACAACTGATTCAAACGGCTACACTACCGGCTCAAGCTACAATATAGACAGAGGTGAAATCACCACTTACAGCGGATACAACTATTAAAAAAGGAAGGGCAAATATGGCTATTGACAAGCAGAATATTATGTGCTTTATTGTAATAGTGCGTCGCATAGGGAGGGATTATGATAGAGAACAGATACCCAGGGCTAGATCGGATACCGAAATTGTTTACTGTAGAAGAATTGGCTGATTTGCTAAAAATGAACGCCTGGACTATCAGGAATCATTTAGCATACGGTGATTTAGAGTGTTTCAGATTGGGTAGATTGATTAGAATTAGTGAACAGCAGATATGTAATTGGCTCAAAGAAAACCTAGATCCCAATCCAAAAGCATGGATAGTAGACGAAGAACAGCGACGGAGAATTAATAAACTTGACACAGAACATTGTTTTTGATACCATAACACCATGTAATTTTTGAAAAGGAGAAATCAAATGATTGGTGTAACAAATCCTGGTGAGGAAAGGAACAGCTTTTTTGCGTCTAAATTCAATTACTCAGTGCTAGAGCATACTGTTCTACCTATCCAGAAATGGTTAGGTCAATCTCACCAGGTTGGCACTGGGTATTTTTTTTATGTAATTAGTAGAGTTGAGTGTTTGACAAAGTACCTTGTTGCATACAGTTTGGTTAAGTTGAAGCAAGTGTAAACTGTTGCAGGAGGGGAATTTACATCCGGTATATTATGCGACGTTGGCGCTTCAACCGCAAAAGGGGGAAAGGATGAGTATTATTATGATAACCGTACCGTTTCTGACGTTCCTGGCTGGCATGTTAGCGGAGAATCTAATCACCAAGTATCGCCCACCCAAACAAGACCGGGACTTACTCACCGCTAACCAGCGGCTTAACCTTTTCAAGTAGGAGGTAAACCATGAAAGATTTTAAAGACATTTGCCCCTCCGGCAACTACATGACACACCACCTATCAAGCGACCCATACTTCCAGGAGGCAGTTAAAGATTGGTTTACTTGCACCCATTGTGAAGGCACAGGAATTACTGACCAAGGCGATCCGTGCCGGACTTGTAACGGACAGGGACAATATTACGGGTATGAGGAGGATTAATGAATAGCATGGATTATTGGCAAGGCAGAGTAGACGCAATCAATGCAGTAATAACGTACATGTACGATAAACAAATCGAATTTGATCTCACGATAAAAGACCTTAGAACTATGGCTGTAGGAATGTATACAGAAGCCAGGGTCAGAGTTGAAATGATTGGCAGGGATAATGCCAAAGAACATGGGGAGGAAAAAAATGCCAATCAAGCTACCAGTTAAACGGCTCGGGCAATACCATAAAGATGGATTAGCCTACGATTCAGTAACAACCATTCTAGGAATAATATCTAAACCCGCCCTATACACCTATTATATAAAACAGACAGCCCAGGCCATAGTTGAGAACCCAGACTGTATCTCCAACGAAAAGGAAGTTGTTAGCGCAGTGTTCTCCAGAGTTAAGGCTACGGCTACCAGAGGCAAGCTAGTGCATTCATTGTTTGAGGTTTTAAAGGCAGGCAATCCTATACCCGATACCATTCCGACACGCTACAGGGGCTATGCAGAGGGCTTAAAGAGCTGGTGGGATACCGTAAAACCCGATGTGCTGAGTAT